AAAATGGCTTTCTCTACGTTTGATTTTGGCGATGCTACAAGCGTTACTGATTTCAACTTCCCGCTTTCATAACTACCTTTGTAAACATTTCCATCCTTATCTCCGAGATACTCTACGTATTCATCGTTCACCAAGTACATATATTTCTTCCCGTTCAGCTCTACCGTTCCGTACTCGTTCTCGTTTTCCATTGTGATTCCTCCTTAGTTTTATTTTTTTTCCTTTCTACCTATTCACGTTTTCAAAGACCCTCATCAACCTCTTACATACATAGTATAATCGATTCTCACGCATATCGCAACACGCTATCTTTGCGAATACAAATGTTTATCCTTGATTGTTCTTGATTATCACATTGAACCCAAAGTATACTTAGATAAACTCGTATTTTCGCCGTTTTTCGTGCTATTCCGTTATTTCTGTCATCGCTTCCTCATTTATTATCCCCGTTAGCCTCTCCAAACAGAACCGCTTCATCTTGTACAGCTTACTCGTCGAGCAGTCGAACAACACTGCCAGACGCCGCACCGGCAGCGTCCGAAACTTCATCCGGCCCCACTCGTACTCCAGCCACGCGCTCATGGTATTCGCGGGCTCGAAGTCGTGGTTGATATAGCAGTGGAACAGGATCGTGCGGCACTCTCGCGGGAGCTGATTGTACCAGCGATCGAAGAACTTGATAAACAAACCCGCGCGCACCTGATCGTTCAGGCACGCGAGCTCGTTCGGGTGCCCGCTCAGGTGCCAGTCGATTTCGCCGGAAGGCAGAATCACGAGATGCACGCGGCAGCCGAGATAACGTTGCACGTTTGCCTTGTAACTCTGCAACATCCGCACAACGTCCGCATTGGATACGCGGCTATTTTTGAGAGTGATATCGCGCATTAATAAGCTTTTTGAGAAGACGAACCCTGGACTCTGCGATAAGATCGGCCTTCCGTTTGCCGATCATCGCTTCAAGTTCGGATATGCGTGTAACAATTGCCTCGAGTTCGGATATTTTTGCGACATCGCCTTGTATCGCTTCCACTTTGCAGAGCCTGAGCCGGGACGTCATCCGCATAATCGCTTCGAGGTCTCTTTTTGTGTTATAGAGGTCAAGTTCTAACGTTTGATAGTTTGCAAACACGTTTAGAAATTCCTGTTCATCCATAGCGCTAAGCATTTGAACCCCTCCAGGCCATATAGGTTATCGGGAACGCGCCGGCGAATTCCAACTCCATCCGCTTGGCGATGTCCCGTATCTCTTGCTCCGCACGATTGCTTAATCGCTCATCCAAGAAGTGCATCAGTTCCCGGAGATTCACAAGCCAGTAGAACTCGGTAAGGATGCTCATCGGCAGGATTCGCCGCGCAATCTCGCGGGGAATCTTTAGCTCGTCGGTTTGGAACGCGTAATCCCGTAGCGCATAATCAATATGCTTTTGTTCGTAGCCCGCCGGAAGTTTGTCGAGGTCGGCGCTCTCACTCTCGATTGGATCCACACGCCGCGTGGAACGGGTGATCCGCGACGCGTGCCGGTATTGTAAGAATTGCGAGTGACAGAGCCGCGAGCAACGGATATAGAACCACATGCTCGCAAACTCGAACGGTGTGCCCTCTTTATTCGCGATTAAACCGTTTATGATCGGCTCGACGCGTTCGCTCTCGACGTGCTTGGCCCCATAACTGATTCGAGCCGCCAACGCGATTGATCCGTCGGATCCGTAGCGGTTGATCACCTTCACAATGTTTCGTTCGCTCATTTTATACCCTCCCCAGCATCGTATCCAATATGTACCGCGACCACGATTCGAGCGGCATCTTATCGAGCTCCTCGATCGTGTGCCAACGCCACTCCGGTATCTCGTCCGATGGTTTGAGTTCGCCTGCCCACTTCGTGCAAAACGACGCCACGCCAAGATGAACGCGATCAACAGCGGTTTCGTGCAGCATAATGCTGATTAGGTATTGGAGATGTACCGGTGTTACGCCAATCTCTTCGAACATCTCGCGCCGTCTCGCGTTGTCTACCGCAGGCCAGCCGTATCCGTCGTTCTCTTCCACGTGCCCGCCGATCCCGATGGTGAGTTGATCGTGCAACCGGCCTTCGCTGCTCGTCTTCTGCCGTTTGTAAGCAAGTATCTTGCCGTTGTCGCCTCTCGCACGGTCGAACAGCACCGTATATGGTATCAGTTGCCGGTACGCGTAGTTCGTCTCGACAATGCTCCGTTCGAGGTATACCCCGCGGGCGTTTACGTATCCCACCACGTCATCGATGTCGCTGATTGCCGGAACGCATAGTATCTTCGCCATCTCACACCTCCGTGGATCGGATCGGCATTATGTAATGCGAGGCGTTGCCATCTTCCAATCGCATAATATCCGCGGGCGTGCCAAGCTGTATCGTCAGGTCGCCACCTTTAACGTGTTGCGCGGATTCCAGGAAGTAGTCTGGGTTATATGCGATTTTCAACGCCGGCCCTTCAAACGCGCACGGGACGGATACGTTCATTGCGCCTTTGCCGGTAGAACGCGCGGTGAACACGAGTTCTTTGTTTGCTACACTCATCAATACGCTTTCTTTCGCCTCCGCGGTAACCACACGGGCAAACTTGATCGTCTTGATCAGCGCATCACGGTCTACGGTTACAGTTGTTTTGTGCGTTGCGCCAATCACACGCCGATAGTCGGGATATTGAAGATCGAGCTTGCGAATGATAACTTTGTTTTCCGGTGATTCGATTCCGAGTGTAGTAATGTGATTGTATAGCTTTACTCGCGCCGGATAGCGCTTCAGGAATGAGAGGAATATTTTCGCCCCGCCGAGTGGTATCGTGAACGCATCGATGTCCGGGATTGGTTGCGCGGTATCGATTGTCGCAAGCCTGAACCCGTCCGCCGTGACGAACCGGAGATGGCCGCCAACGCTTTCGAAGTGTAGCCCGTTCAACGCGCGCATCATTGGATCGGCGGCTATCGCATAGATAACGCGGTCAATCTCGCTTGAGAGTGTCGGGATGAGTTCGATCGGTTCAGCCGTTGAATCGAATATCAGCGCTGGGAAGTCTTCTGGGTCGAGCATTGGGATGTTTGCGACTCCGCCGTTGCTGTACACGTCAAGCGTCGCTTCGTTTTCTTGCTTGATGTTCAGCTGAGCGCTCGGCGCGTTTTTGGCGATCTCAAAGAGCGTCTTGGCGTCCACGGCGGTCTTGCCCGGCGATTGCGCGCTCGCCCCTTCGAGTTTGATCCGTATCGATGTTTCCATATCCGTTGCGTACAGGTATACGGCATCACTGCATTCGATCAGCACGCTTGATAGGATTGGCTTAATCGCCTTTGCCGGCGCAACGGATACAATGTTCGTCATCGCATTTTCGAGAGTTTTCTTGTCAACTGTAAATTCCATAGTCCCCTCCAATGTAGTTTTCGATTTTAAGGCGGTTTTTAGCCCCTACGGGCGACGTTCGGGTTGAGTTGCGAGTGTTTTGTCACGGCGGATTTTATCGCGCGTTTTGGGGCCGTTTAACGCGTTTTGCTCTTCGTCGTCCCCAGATGCCCGGAGCAACGCTGCGATGATCATCCCAATCGGCGCGCCGATGAATATGCCGATGAGTATGCCGGCGAGCATTAGAACGGGACCTCGTCTTCGTTGGATAGTATTGGCGGGACAAGCGGCTCTTCGTCGAACGTCTCGGACTTGGTTTGCTCACGGTCTCGCGTGGGCCGTGGCAAGAACTCGAACCGATCCATGATCACCTCGGTCGAGTTGCGTTTTGTCCCGTCTTGCGCCTCGTAGGTGTTGGTGCGGATGTGACCTTCGACGATTAGCCCGGTTCCTTTGACGAAGTAGTTGCTGATCGTGTCGCATACCTTCCCGAACGCGACCACACGGAGCCAATCGGTTCCGGGGTTATCGTTATTCTTGGTTTTTGGGCGGCTTACACCGAGCGAGAAGTTCGCGACGGGATCCCCACTCGGTAGATATTTAATTTCCGGATCGCGGCCGATGTAGCCGCTGACGATTAGCTTGTTCATTTGATCTCCCTCCCGTACGCAAGTACGTTCACGGTTGTGTGCTTTCTGCCGGTGATCTCAGCTTTCGCGACCATCGGAAGCGCCCATTTGTCGTTTTCAAACACGATGCCTTCCAGGGCGTCGATTAAAATCTTCAGCATATTATTTGGATCCGCAAAACGTTTGTTTTTGAATTCGAACCCAATTACGAGATAGAAGAAGTTCCCGGCCGGCAGTATCTTCCAACGCGCCCGCTTCGCCGCTTGTTTGGCGCATATTTTAGCGAGCTCGACAAACGCGCGCGCTTCGGCATCGAGGTAGAGCCGCCCGTTTTGCGAGCGCTTGAAGTAATGGTTCACGCTCGGTGGGAGATCGGGGATTTCGATGATCATCCCTTTCCCAGCTCCTTTATCGGCGCTGTGGCCTTCCCGGCGATCTCTCGCGCGAGGTTGTTCACGAACGCTATCGCCATCGGGTTGTTGGTTTGAGTTGCCGCCTTCTCCCGTTGCGCGAAGCTGCCGTATATCCGCATAAAGTGCGCGCGGGTCGGCATCAGCGTGTTCTCCGTGAGGTCGCATAGCGTTCCCCAGCCGATGGAGTTCTTCGCCGCTTCCAGCTTCCAATCATCGTATGTTGGCTCGGAGTAGTAACCATATCGCGAGATATCGCGGTACACGATACCCCACGCTTCCTCTGCGCTGAGCTCCGGGTGTTGCTGTTCGCGCATCGCGTTCACGCGTTCCCACAGGTCGGCGGGTACGGGGGCGTATTTGCTCGTTCTTACATAATCATCCACCGCGGCTTTGAGTTCATCATCCGTCATATCGTTCAGCACGGAGTACCACGCTTTGAGCACTTCTTTGTTGCTCGTAATGCCGCGGAGCTTTTCGTAAACGGTTCCGAGCAGCATCATTGCCTCGGTGAACACTTGCTTACTTAACGCCATTCTTTATCGCCTCCTCGGCTTGCGCTTCTTCCCAAAACGCTTTGAGCCCTGCGAATCTTTGTTCGTTAGCATTGCGGTTATCGTAGTTGCCTTCTAAGATTTTTTGAAGATTGGCGGGCTTAAATATCCAGTCGAAGCCTGCTTTGAACGTGTTTGCTCGCCCGGAAAGAAAATCGGAATCCTGAACCTTATAAAACAAGTCGTGAAAGAACCCGATGTCGGGATGTTCCTTCCAGCGAGATGCAATACAATCACGCCGCGATTTTGCCCAATCTTTTGGTTCCTGGATTTTGGGAAGTGATGAGCAGATAGATAAGAACATTTCGTAGATATCCTGATAAGGCGTCGGGTTTGATTTCGGTTTTGGAGAAGAGCGTTTTTTCGGCTCGATGCACGTTATATTTTCTTCTAATTCTTTAGAATCTTTCTCATCTAAAGAATTAGAAGAAAAAGTCTGTTCTGTTCTTATCTCTTCTGTTCTATTCTTATATAAGCTAACGTTTATACTATCGTTTATACTATCGTTTATACTATCGTTTATACTATCGTTTATACTATCGTTTGTACCCCTCTTTTTATAGTATAACGGTTCCTCGTTGTTGTTTGTACTATCCTTTATACCCTCTTTTTGATAGTATAAGAGCGTATACTTTCCGGCTTTTCTTTGAGTTCCTTTTGAATAAGCAAGCAATCCACTATCGACTAACCTTTGCCGCGCACGAATTACAGAAGGCTCTGTGGCCCCTAACTCGGCGACGAACCGGCTATTTGGGACGGATAGAACCTTTCTCCAGCCCGAACGGTTAAACAAATCGAGTATCTTGAAGTACATATGCACCTCAAGATGGGAGAAATGGAATTCCAAATCCATCTGCCAGAACCGATTAACAAGGTCGATGTAGGTCATTTTTATCACCTAATTCTGGTATTCAAATTTTATCCGCATAAGTGCCACCAGCTCCTAATAATAGATAGCGCCCCTCATAGGCGAGAGGCGCGTTGTTTGTCTATTCGGTTACCGCCGGTTCCGGTTCGGCTGGTGTAGTCGTGATATCAACCCAATCGGTTTCGTCAGCGGCCGCGAACACATCTTCGTATTCTTTTTTGGTTGTTTCATCTTGAGTCATCGAGCGTTGGATTTCCGTGGAGAGTGGGAGATACTTCGCAAGTTGCTTAATCACGGTCTTCTTTGCCATCGCGTCGTAATCGGTCGCCCAGGGGCCGTAGTCGGGGCTCTTGGAACGTTTGCGGTACTTGTCGATATCTTGCACGCTCATCACGAGGAATGAGAAACCACCGTCTTTGAACTTCGCGATCGCGTAGTAACAATAAGCCGCGCCGCGGTTCTCCAGCGCCGGGCGGTGCATCAGCTTCGGCGTAAGTCCATATTCGTACTCGAAGGCATCGCCTCGACACACCTCGTGGACGTCGAGGGTTTGGAGCTCGCCGGAACGCCGTACTAAATCAATATATCCCTTATACCCAATTTGGAACTGCACTTCCGTCGATTTGGTTTTGTTGTTGTAGTACGGGATGAGATACGCGTGCCCGAGGATGCCGGGTTCGAGGCCGAGCTGCGCGGATAGCATCAACGCGCCAAGAAGCGATTGCGAGGAACATTCCAAAAGTTTGGGATTCTTCCTAATTTCGGTCATCGCCACCCGTAATAGGTGGTCGCTCTTGATGTGTTGTGGGAGAACCTTCGCAATCTCAGGCGCCATCCGCTTGAATAAATCTTGGATATTCTGATAAGGGCTTACCGCTCTGCTTTGCGCCGGCTTGATAGCTGCGGGCGCCGCGCTTCCGGTTCCCGCTGTTACCACCTGCGGGTCGAGCTTCGGAGCTTGAATAATCCTCTCTTTAATCCTGTTCATCTTTGCATCCGTCATACCGTTTCCTCCTTCACGGTGAATCGCCGTGATTGCGATTCTTTTATGTACTGGCTATATAAATCCGGGTTGGTTTTTTCGAATAGTTTCGTATCGAATCGTTTTGATACCACGTTCTTCCAGCTTACGGTAAAGCGCCCCACGCGAGCGCGTTCGGCATCTTTCATCGCGTCCTTAATCTGGTTCTCGAGATAATCTTGCGATATCTCGAGGTCTTTGATCCGCGTCTTAACGTCGACGAGTTGCTCTAAGGTGTCCGAGTAAGTGGGCGGTAGTTCGATACTCGCGCCGGCGGACGCGTTAGGGTAGAGGCGATTCATAATGTCGCCATGCAATTCCGCTTTGGATTCCGATATCGGCGGTGGTGTTTCGGTTTGGACGCAACGCCAAAACTCCGATTCCTTCGCGATCATCATCTCGATCAGCTCTTCGTCGCGTTCGATCTCTTTCCACTCGAACCGGTTCCCGCCGATCAGTACCGCAACATAGGCCTTCTCAGCGCCCGTTACGGCGAGGTAGTGCGTAACTTGTAT